GGTCTCAGTCTGGAACGCAGCAGTTCCGCCTGGACCGGGACCACGTCCCTGCCTTGGTCTACCCGCTGTACCTCGAGGTGTGGCCCAGCGTCCGGCTGGACGACAAGAGCGTGCAGATCACGTACCTCGCCGGCTACGGCGGTGCGGCCAACGTGCCGAAGCCGGCCGTCCACGCCATCAAGATGCTGGTAGGCCACTGGTATCTCAACCGTGAGGCCGTGGGCAACGCTGGGCAGAACGTGCCGCTGGGCGTGCCGGCCCTGCTCGAGCCCCTCAAGTGGAAGCAGTACGCATGAGCATTGAAGGCCGCATCGCCGTTGACGTGAGCTTCGCTGACAAGGCCGATGGCACCGGCGTGCAGTCGCTCAAAAAGATTCAGTTGGCCGATACGCAGGCGTACACCAGCGGCAAGGTGGCTATCGTGTCGGGCACGTGCGGAACGGCTGCCGTGCAAGTGTGGGGTGGTCTTGTCGGGAGCGTTGACTACACGAATTCTGCTGGAGAGGCAGTGACAATGTCAAGCGTGCAGCGGGTTGCATTTCAAGCATCGCCGTCTGCTGTTGTGAGGGGAACTGGGTCTTGGGGAACGCTTGATCTCACATCTAACAGCGATGAGTCGGCAGTAAGTGGCCGTCCTTTTTACGCCACTCCTCAAGTTGGCGGTTCGTTGACGGTGCAGACCGTAACCGGTACCGCGTCCTACACCGTGGTCCTGTACGGGACGTGAGCCATGCTGAAATCCGGCCTGATGGACCAAAAGGCGACGATTGAGACGCCGACCGAGGGCACCAACTCCATCGGCGAGCCGACGTTCACGTACTCGACGTTCGCCACCAGGTGGATCGCCCTGCTTCCGCTGTCCGGTGCCGAGCGCGTGGCCAGCCTGCAGAACGAGGGCACGGTGACGCACCGGGTGCGGATGCGGTACACGGCAGGGCTGAAGCCCAAGATGCGGCTGGTGAGCGAGGGCCGCACGTTTGAGATCGACTCGGTCGTGGAGCGCGGCCGGCGTGAAGAGCACGAGCTGCTGGTCACGGAGGTCGTGGACTGATGGCCGTGCAACTTGGCATCACAATCGACGGTGTGCGTGACGTGCTGGAAGGCTTTGCAGCATTGCCTGTTGGATTGCAAAAGAAGTACCTTCGGGCCTCGGTAAACAAGGTCACGAAGCAGCACACCAAGACGGTAAAGTCGCTTGTTGCTCGTGGGCCGACCGGGAACCTGAAGCGGTCGGTTGGCGTGGTAACGGAGGCCAAGGTCAAGGGCCGCACGCAGACGGCCGTGCTTGGCTTTCGCCGTGGCGACAAGGGCGGCACAAACGGCACTCGGTCTGGCTATCACGCTTGGTGGATCGAGAACGGCGTCAAGGTGCGTCGGCCAAAGTTCCGGCAGAACCTCAAGGTTCCCATGGCTCGTGCCGCCAAGTACCCGTACCTCAAGGGCAAGGTCGCCATGGTTGGTGACGCCGATGGCGGCTCAATCTTCTTTCGCCAAGTCAAAGGCTTTGCCGGTACGGGCAAGTTTGCCGCGTGGGCCGACGCCACACTGCCCAGCATCCGTGACGCTTTACAGGCCGAGCTTGTGAGTGCCTTGGGAAAGGCAACGGCCGAAGCGGCTAGGCGAGCGGCCAGAAAGGCTCAGGGCAATTAATGCCGACCGTCACCCACATAGACGAGGCCCTGGTGCAGGTGCTGGCCGCCGATGCGGACATCGCCCTACAGGCTGGCGGCCGCATCTATCAGGTGCAGGCCCCGCAGGGCACGGCGTTCCCGTGCATCGTGTTCCAGCGGGACACGCAGCTCAAAGACCCGTTCACGCACATGCTTGGGGCCGGCGAGATGATCCGGGCGACGTACACGTTTTCCTGCATCTCCGACAACCTGCTCGAGGTGCGAAACCTGACCAGGGCCGTGAAGGCCGCCCTACAATACAAGCGGACCAGTGCGATTCGGTTGGCAGTCGTGCGAAGCGACGACGACCAGATCGAGCCGGCCCCGAGCGGGGAGCAGCTCCCCGTGTACCGCACGGATTTGTCGGTAGAAGTCACCTACAGTGAACCCTGAGCAAGGAGGCTCAGACCATGGCCAATGACATCGGACAGGGCACGTTCGTTACGTTCGGCACCATCGTTGGCAGTGCCGCCACTTGCTACAAGGTCAACAGCGTCTCGCTCGGTGGCGTCAGCCGCGACGTGGTCGATGCCTCACACCTGCTCACCACGGGCGGCAAGGAGTTTATCGCCAGCGAGTACTACGACCCGGGCGAGCTGTCGCTTGAGATCCACCACGACCCGTCGCTCAATCCCGTCAATCTGCTGACCAACGTGGGCACTGCCCAGGTCTGCACCATAATCTTCGCCAACGGCGGCACCAGCACTGCGAAGTGGTCTGCCCACGGCTTCGCGTCGGGCTTCGAGGCTTCGGCCCCGAAGGACGACATGATGACCGGAACGCTGACGGTGAAGCTGAGCGGCAACCTGAACGTCGGCTGATAGCAAGGAGGCGCGGCAGTGGCTCTCACACGCGAGGAGATTCTCGCCAAGCGGAACGTACGCCCACGGGTGCCGGTTGAGGTGCCAGGCTTTGGCACGCTCCACGTGGCAAAGTTTACGGCCCGTGATCGAGACCGGTTTGAGGAGATTGTCACGGGCGGCATCCCGGGCAAGGTGAACCTCCGCAACGTACGGGCTCAGGTCGTGACGTTGCTGGCCGTCAACGAGGACGGCACTCGGCTGTTCCAAGATGGCGACGCCGACGCCATCGGCGAACTCGACAGCGACGCCGTGCAGGCGATCATCGACGCCGGCTTCAAGCTCAACGGCCTCAACACGGACGCCCTGGAGGACGCCGTAAAAAACTAGAGAGCCGGCCGGTGATGCTGTTCCTTTACCGGCTGGCGTTGCAACTTGGCGAGTGGAACGTCGAAGGCCCTGGAGGATTGGCCGACCAGATCCCATGGTGGCAGCTCGAGCGGTGGATGGCGGCCTTCCGGTTGATGCCGTGGGGCGACGAGTGGTTACGGGATGCAGTGCTCATGGCTCAGCAATACAACGCCAACCGACCAAAGGGCAAGCCGGCCATGCAGCCGTGGGATTTCATGCCCGTGCCAAAGCGTGAGCAGACGCAGCAGGAGATGTGGCAGCTTCTTCAGCGAGCCAAAGGGTGAGCCATGGCCGCAAAAAACTTCGGTCGCGTCAACGTCTCGATCACGGCAAGTACCGGCGGCCTGACAGCTGGGCTAAGCCGAGCCAGTAAGCAGCTCGGCGGATTCGCCGGTCAGGCCCAAGGTATAGGCGGCCGGCTGACGGCAATGGCGGCCGGCTTTGTCGGTGCGGGGCGTGCAGCAAGTTTGGCTGCGATTGGTGTCAAAGCCTTAAGCGTGGCAATCAAGTCGCTGCTCGGGCCGCTGCTGATCGTCACAAGCCTGGTCAGCATCTTTGCGGCCTTTGGCCGTTCGGCACGTGAGCTTGACGAGGCCGGAAAGACGGCCCGCCGGCTCGGCATGTCCATGACATCTTTTCAAAACCTTGGCCAGGTCGCCGAAGAGGCTGGAGTGTCCATGGGGCAGATGGGCACACTGCTGACGTCCATGACTCGCAACCTCGGCAACCTTGCCAACGGGTCTACGTCCGCTCAGCAAGCGTTTGGCCGTCTCGGGCTGACGATGGGCGATCTGGCCAGCCTGTCGCCCGAGCGGCAGTTTGAGTTGATCTCGCAGCGGATTATGGCTCTACCGACTGCTGCAGAGCGAACGGCTGCGGCCATTGCAATCTTTGGCGGGCAGGGTGCCATGGCCATGGGGCTGATCGCCAAGGCCTCGACCGGCGCGGTGTCTGAGGTTGCAAAGCTCCGTGAGCAGCTGGGGCTCAACTTGACCGACGCCCAGGTCAAGGGCATCGAAATGATGAACGATGCAGTGGGCCGCATGTCGCTCGTGTTTCAAGGGTTTATCAACCAGTTTGTTGCTGGCTTAGCTCCTGCCATCACGACTGTCGCCAACCTGTTCGTCAGGTTCTTCGCCGAGAATGCCAGCGGGTTTAACATAGCGACAACGCTGGCCAGTGCTCTCGGCCAAGCCATTAGGGGCGTTGCCGGTGCAGTGACCTTTCTGTATGGCGCGTTCCAGGTGCTCTCTTCGTTTGTTGGCGTGTTCATCACTGGTGCTCTAAAGGCTTTTGAAGCCGTGACATGGGCACTGGGCAACATGCTCTCAGCCATGGCCGATGCCGCTGAGGCACTGCCTGGCTTTGACATGGGCATTGCCAGCGGGCTGCGCGCTGCATCTGATTCTGTCAACGCACTCTCTACTGCCGCTGGCGATGAGGCAGCGGTTTGGGGAACCGCAGCCGCCGAGAACTTTGGCAACGGCATTCGCAACATGTCCGACCCGTTTG